TTAGTCGAGGTACTTACCCCGAGAGGATACAAGGGGGTTCTTCTGACGGCGGTAGATCTGGATCGCCCGGTCGAAGTCCGCCAGCTGAGTGCTGTACAGATCTTCCTTACCAGGGGCCTTGGTGTTCTCCATCCGGGACATCAGATCGATCACCCCGTCGATCTCATCATCCTTGGCACCACGCTGCAGCAGAAGTGCGATCGTTGCCGCAGCTCCCGGATGAATCCTCATGCAGTCTCCTCGCGCTCTATCATCTGGTGTACCAGCGGCAGAGCGAGTATAGCCAGGCTGGTCAACGAGAGGATGATGGAGATGGCAACACAGGCCGATTACGGCTGGGACATTCCAGACCTGAGCGACATCGCGGACGGGCCTGGTGCCTTCACGCAGTTCGCCAACGACATCGCCGGGACCTTCAAGGACAAGGTCATCCAGAGCTACACCCCCGCCTGGCAGTCCAACGGATCCATACAACCCGGAGGTACCTCGTCCCGTGAAGGGAAGTACGTGGTCCGGAACGGATGGTGCGACGTCTATATCCGACTGGCGTTCGGAATTGGTGTCAGTGGGGGGACCGGCATCCTGAACTGCACTCTTCCTATTCCGCCATCAAATGTTCTGTCACATGGCCTCTTTCATACCTACCTCTACACGCCTGGTATCGGCTGGTTCCAAGGGTTTGCCAGTGTCAACATCGGAGACATCAAGGTCTACCCATTTTTCCCTGTGGGAGGGACAGGTACACACCACTGCGCACAGTGGATCAACGCGCCGGAGGGTAATCCACCAGGGCAGGGAGTACCACTGATCAACGGTAACTGGGCCATCATGCAGGACGGGGACATGTCCATCATGGGTCGGTATTACGTCGGGTGATCACCGACCTGTCCCTGGAGCATCAGGTCGCGCTGCTGCCGAAGGACAAGCAGGCGGAGATCCTGGCTGACCTGGATCTGGAAGCTCTGCAGTACGACTGGGGCTGGAACGCGCGCCCGTCTCAGAAGCTGTCTCTGGAAGACGAGTGGACCCTGACTCTGGCGATGGCCGGACGCGGGTGGGGTAAAACTCTCTGCGGCGCACAGTGGCTCCGGGAACTGGACCGGAACTGGGACACGCTGGGCCGGGACCAGGGAAAGATGAGGTTCTTCCTGCTCGGGCGAACCGCTGCCGACGTCCGCGACGTCATGATCGAAGGTCCGTCCGGGATCATGAACATCTACCCGCCCAGCATGCGGGACAAGATCATCTGGACCCCTACCCGCCGGTCTCTCACTTTGCCGAACGGCTCTCAGGGACTGGTGTTTTCCTCCGAGGAGCCGGACCAGCTTCGTGGTCCTGCCGCGCACATTGGGTGGGCGGACGAAATGGCTTCTTACAAACAAGTGAAATCAATGGCGGAAGGTAATCTTACCGCCTGGGAGAATCTCCGCATTGCCGTCCGGCTGGGAGAAAAGCCACAGATCCTCGCCACCACTACTCCCAAACGGGTACCGGTATTAAAACAAGTGCTGGATGAAGCCAAGGACGCACCACAAAAGATCCTGGTCCGGCGCGGGAAAACTCTGGACAACGCCAAGCTCAGCTCCGGCTACCTGGACACCCTACTCGGACTGTACGGCGGCACCCAGCTCGGTAAGCAGGAGCTGGAAGGGGAGATGCTGGACGATGTCGTCGGTGCGATGACATCGGAACAGATCATCGACGCCTACCGAGTTGACGGTGTCCCCAAAGGCGTCCCTTGGATCAAGGTCATCGGAGTGGATCCCTCCGTCGCGGAACGCCCGCACGATGAGTGCGGCATCGTCGTCGTCTACATCTCCAACACCTGGCCGGTACTCCGGCGGCACGCGTTCATCGTGGATGATCTCTCACAGCGGTGCTCACCGACCGTCTGGGGAGACATCGTCGTCAAGGCAGCGCACGAACACGGTGCGATCGTCGTAGCTGAGGTCAACCAGGGAGCCAACCTGGTCAAGCAGATGGTGCGGCAGTCCGCAGCCGCAGCTGGGCTGCAGAACCCGCCGATCCGGGAAGTCTGGTCCTCCAAGTCCAAAGCTGTTCGCTCAGAACCGGTTGGAGGTGCGTACTCCCGGGGCCGGATCCATCACGTGAACGTGCTCGCGGAACTCGAAGAGCAATGCTTCTCCTGGGTGCCAGGGGAATCCGGGTACTCCCCGGACCGGATGGACGCCTTGGTCCACGCCTGCGCAGCCGGTATGTTCCCCGAGGCCCTCATCCATGGGTCTCCCGGTTCGGTGACCTTGCACAACGTGGCGAACCAGCGGATCCCTCTCACCAGGCAGACCAACCTGCCAGCCCGAAGGGGCCCAATGTGATCCCCGCACTGCTGGCGATCTACCAGACCTATCTGACCTACTCAGCTGCAACGGAGCTGCCCAAAACCTGGGAAGAGGTCTCCGCGAAGCTGAACCTGGCGGGGTTCATCGGAGACCAGCTGGCCGTGCAGGCAGCGCGAGCACTCGCACAGCAGCGGGAAGGTCTCAAAGCCGGGGCGGACGCGCTGTGGACGGCAGTCCCGGTAGGTGTAGCCGCTGGCACCGCAGCTGGTCTGCACACCATTGCCGAAGCCCTGATCTGGACCGATACCCACGAAAAGACCGGCACCAAGGACGAAGAGGGCGGGCTGGTGCCTACCTTGGAGAACCCGCCGCTGGAGCTTGCCGACTTGGTTCTCCAATCTGTTTCCGCAGCGGCACAAGCAGCCGCTGCGGAAGCAGCTGGCTGGCGGTACAAGACATGGCGGACCCGCCGGGACTCCCATGTCCGGGACACACACCGAGAACTGGAGGGTGTCAAAATCTCGCTGGGGGAGTCCTTCCACACTCGGGACGGGGACACGCTGCTGTTCCCCGGAGATCCGGCGGCGGACATCGGCAACAGAATCGGCTGCCGTTGCTTCCTGCAAACCAGTCGTTGAGCGAGCATGGCATACTCGCGGTGTGCTGCCAATGCTGAAGAAGGTCCGCTGGCTCCCGTGGATCGTGATCTTGGAGAGCACCGTAGCCGTTGCAGTGGCCTACTTCTGGCCGGTCATCAGTGCGGTGTTACTCGGATCCGCATTCGTTCTCACCCTTCTGGAAGGAATCAGGGCCCTTGTCGAATCCACTCGTGCTCGCGCTCGCCTCGCGGCGGCTGACACAGCTGGTCGTAGAAGATGAGATCACCAGACCCCTACGGATCGCTGTATCCGAGTGGGCGGCGGGCCGGGAAGAATTCAGCTTCCGCGAGCGCGTTGACTACATGCTCAACTGCGGACAGTGCGCCAGCATCTACGCTGCAGCAGCAGTACTGGTCGCGGATCGAGTGCCTGGCGGCAGACTGCTTCTGCGCATACTGGCACTCAGCGAAGCCGCAATGCTCACAGAAGCAGCGTTGAAGAGACTGGAGCGGTGATGACCGATCCCATCTACACCAGGGGGGATGTAGTCGAGCTACACGCAGATATTTTCCCCGCGTTCATCCACCCCACCCCTCCCGGCGTCCCTGAGAACGGCGTCCGGCGGCGGATCGTCGTCACCGAACGGTGCCTGACAGTGGCCTGGGCCGTGGGTGGATACGTGCAGCGGGTGGACATCCCGATGACCAAGGACCAAACTGCACAGGCCACACTGCGGGGCGGGCAAGTCGGGGAGTATGAAATCGGAACGGACCGGGGCTGCGGTTCCTGCGGCAGCGGGCTGATCAAGAACTACAAGGTCTGGCCGGGCGTGACATTGAAGACCGTGCCTCGCTCGGACGTCGCCGCAGCTTCGTTGAAGAATGACAAAACCTACGGACTACCATCAGTGCGGTACCAGCGCACTCGCCCATAAGGGTGTCCCGCAGCTACGCTGCACCGCATGGGTCTGTTTCTGCGTGATGCTGAAGAGTTGCCAACTCGCCGGGCGCGTGCGGCGAGTTACAACCAGCATCGCACCATCACCGCCTCTGCAGAGCGGATCAACCTGAGAAATCCCCAAGCCGCACAGATCAACCGCACCTTCAGTGAATGGCAGACCGCTGCCTGGATCGGGTACAAGAGGGTCGGGGAGGTGCACTACGGTTTCGGGCTGCTGGGCAGCCTGCTGAGCCGCGTCCGGCTCTACCCGGCCATCGTCAACGACGCCAACGAGAGTCCCTCTGATCTTGGTGCCCTGGACAATGAAGCGAAAGTCCGGGTCCCGGAACAGTTGATCCAGGACGCCATCGAAGCCATGAACGAGCTGACCGGGAAGGATTTCCCCAGTCTCATCCGGAAGTTCAGCCTCAATCTGTCCGTCCCCGGTGAGTGCTACCTCGTGCACATGCCGGACGTGGACGACGACGGCAGGCCAACCAAAAAGTGGATGATCTGCAGCATCAGTGAAGTTGTGGTGACCGGTGCCGGTGCCACCTACATCTCCCGGCGCGGAGGCCCGAAACGGCAACTCCCGAATGACACCTTCATCGCCCGCATGTGGCGGCAGGACCCCGAGTACGGGGAAGACGCAGACTCGTCCATGGTCGGTGTCGCGGACAGTGTGGAGGAGTTGTTGCTGTGTCAACGGCTCACCCGTGGTGCGGCTCGCTCGCGGATGAACGCTGGTGTGCTGTTCGTTCCTGATGGCATCACCACCGCTCGGACCAGTCCCACCGGTGAGCCGGTACTGGAAGAGCCAGGTGATGACATTTCCGGGCTGGCCGCGATGGCCCAGCAGGACCCCGGCAATGACATGGTCACCCAGCTGATGGACGCCATGGTCACTCCCATCGGTGATGAAGCGTCCGCCGGTGGCGTCGTCCCACTGATCCTGGTCGGACCACCGGACCAGGGTGCAGCGATTCGTCACGTGACGTTTGAGCGGACCTCCGATGAGTGGTTGGTCAAGCGAGCAGAAGTGGCGTTGGACCGGATCCTGCAGGGGATCGATGTGCCCAAGGAAATCATCAAGGGCATGTCGCAGGTGAAGTACTCCAACGCTGTTGTGATCAACGAAGACCTGTACAAGGCCAATATCGAACCACTGGCCCTGGTGCTGGCAGATAGTTTGACGTCGGTCTACCTATGGCCGGTGCTGCGCGCCAAGGGCTACACCGACGACCAGATCAAAGAACTGGTCATCTGGTACGACCCTTCCGAGATCGTCACCCGCCCGAATAGTGCTCAGTCCGCGAATGATGGTATGGACCGTGGTCTGCTGTCCCCGAAGGCGTGGCGGAGGGAGCATGGGTTCGCAGAGTCCGATGCACCGTCTGAGACGGACCTGATCTGGAAGATGATGGCGGATGTGTCCAGGTTGCCGGAGAACGTGCTGCAGGCGATGGCGGAGAAGGTGTTCGGCAACATCCTGGACATCAAGGATGTGCCGGTGAAGGGATTGCCACAGACGTGGAGCCCTGATGCTCAGGAGAAGGCAGCCCAGCCCGGAGCACCGAACCTGAAGGCTGTGCCCAGTAAGGACCAGGGAGAGCAGGACCCCCAGCGAAAGGCCATTCAGCAGGTTGGGGTCAAGTAGGTGGCCAATACCGGAGCCCTGTTCGTGGCTATCCCCAGTGCCGGGGATGCCATCAACGACATCTCCCAGGAAGACGTCGCACACTGCACTCTGACTTACTTCGGAGAGGTAACTGATCTCCCTTCGATGCTGCAAGATGACCTACGACAGGCTGCCTCCATTGCCGCAGATGAGATCGAACCATTTACGGTCAAAGTGTCCGGAGTGGCGCTACTCGGTACGGACAAAGCCAGCGTGGTACTGCTGGAAAGCTCGGAGCTGGTGTCTTTACGGGACTGGCTGTGTGCGCATCCTGCTGTTGAAATGGCCCAGAAAAGTGGTCAGCAGTTCCCTACTTGGGTACCTCATCTCACGATCAGCTATGACACTGGGATCCTGGAAGATCCACCAGAGACGATCACCTTCGATCGTCTCGGTTTGTGGCTGGGAGAGACGAAAGAGAACTACGACCTCCATGGGAAGCCGCCTGCTCCTGTCACAGCCTCCGCCTACAGTCTTCCGGAGATCTCTTGCCGAGAGGATCTACTCCTGGGTATTCGGTACGGAAATCAAGTGCCCGACGCCCGGTGGTACATCAGCAAACGAGCGACTGCGTTAGGTGCTTCAGAATATCTACCTGCTAATTGGAGTACCCCATGACCGTTGAACTGGTGATGTCCGGGCACGACCGGACCTTCATGCCTCCACGGTCCATCCGGCACAAGGCTAGAGAGGAGCAGGGGGCGCTTGCGGAGCGGATAGCCGCCGGACGGCCGGACGCTTGGGACCTGATGGCCATGGGCGATGTCCCTTGGGCAAAGCAGACCCTGGAATCCCTGGTCTCCTCCATCGATCAGGAATCCACCGAAACCCTGGGCTGCACCGACTGTGAAGACACCGGCTTCTACGGACTCCCGGACAAGCAGGACGAAGACCTGCTGGTCGGGCTGATCAAGCGGGCCGGGGAGGGTGAGTTCGAGCGGCTGGCCGCGTCCGGGATCTGGGAACCTTGGACAGGGGAACCAGGTCTGGAACTGGAGTTGATCACCCTTGACATCGCTGCTGATCTTGCTTCTGCGCTCACTGCTGGCGCGTCTGGGCTGCTGCGCAAGTACTGCGAACCGATGGCGTTCCTTCCACCTGCAAAGGTTGTAACGGCCAGCGCGCTCACTGACCTTGTAGGTGGCGAAAGTGCTCCTACCCCCCATGGCGAATGGGTGAATTTCGCGCTGGTTGACGATGATGATCCCGGTGCGGTCATGCGGGTGGTCAGGGTGAACGCGGACGGCACCGAAGCGTACGAGAACGGTGAGTGGAAGTCCTGGGAAGACGAAGACGGCTCCCTGATGGCCATCGAACTGGACGATGAAGCACTGGAAGCAGTGCTTACCGCCAGCGGCACGCTGCTGGCCTATACCTCTCCGGATCCCCGGGCGGAGAAACTCCGCAGGTATTGGTCCACCGGCCGTGGCGGGGCCAAAATTCGCTGGCGGACCCCTGGGGATTGGACTCGTTGTTACCGGCGTCTGAAGAAGTACTTAGGCTTGCGCGCTAAGGGCTACTGCCAGAACATGCACAAGCGGAACGACGGCGTCTACACCGGATCCAGGCTCAATCCGGGCGGAAACGGGCGCAGTCGGCTCCATGCTAGTGCTTCCATAGAGGAAGATCTCGTAGCATCTTTGCAATCCGGCCAGTGGTCCGGTGAATCTGAAGGGAACTCCGACATGCCAGAAGCCGCACTGAAAGACGGGATCTACGGCGAGGTGGAGGACTCAGACACCGGGGTGTTCCGAACCCTGATCGCCGGAGGGTTCCCCGTAGCTCCGCCGAAGTCCTGGTTCGATGACCCCAAGCTGACCGGCCCGACTCCGATGGAGATCGCGGACGACGGCCGGGTGTTCGGCCACATCGCCACCTGGGACGCCACCCACATCGGCATGGGCGGCTCGGTGAAACCACCGCACAGCGCATCCAACTACGCCTACTACCGGACCGGAATCCTGGCCACGGCCGAAGGGGAAAAAGTCAACGTCGGGCAGATCACCCTGGCCGGTGGTCACGCCCCGATGCACGCCAGTGCAGCGGAGGCTGTCAAGCATTACGACGACACCAAGTCCGCCGTGGCTGACGTCGCCTCCGGGGAAGACATCTACGGCATTTGGGTGGCCGGATCCCTGCGGCCGGAGGTCACCGCATCCCAGATCCGCACGTTCCGCGCCTCCCCACCGTCCGGGGACTGGCGGATGATCAACGGCAACCTTGAACTGGTCGCCGCGTGCTCGGTAAATGTCCCCGGCTTCATGAACGTCCGCACCCAGGCACTCGCCGCCGGAGGGGCCATCCTGGCTCTGGTCGCCGCCGGATCCCGGCCGCTGGCCGAACGCCGGATGTCCATGCTGGCCGATGCCGCTGTGCTGGACCGGATCACCCAGCTGGAAGACCGGCTGGCGGCGCTGCCGGTTCCGGAACCTGCTGTTATCCCAGAACCCGAAATCCAGGTTTTTACAGGAGAGACTCCTGTTGCAGTTATGGAACCGGAGACCGTTGCGGCTACCGCTGTTGTTGCGGAGCCACCGGTGCTGGAGGAGACCGTCGCAGAGGCTACGGCTGCTGCTGTTGAAGAGCACCCGGATGAAGTCCAGCCGGAGCCTGCGGACAAGCTGGACCTCGAAGAGGTCGCCCGTGCCCGCGCGGACGCCAAGGCCATCCGCCGGGACTGGCTGCGCCGGGAAGCCCACGGGGATGGCGTTACCGCCGGAACTCTGCCTCCGCAGTTCGCCAAGAACGCAGCGAAGAAGGCGGGCGGAACGGACAAGAAGATCCCTGAGACGGAACGCAAGGGCGGCGGGTATCCGATCAAGGATGCCGCGTCCCTGAAGGACGCCATCCAGGCTGTTGGCCGAGCAAAGCCCGGGGACCGGGCCAAGACCATCGCCCACATCAAGGCGGCGGCAGCCAAGCTCGGTCTAACCAAGCTGCTGCCCAGCACGCCGGGCTGGTAATGCGCGAGTGCGGGCCAACCCGCTGGGTGGCCTTTGATCGAGATGATCGGGACTACATCACTTGGAGTAGTACCGGTCTGTCCAGTTCTGCCACGGCTGCCGTAGAACTGGAGGCATCCGGGACGTGGATTCCGTTAACGGTGGATCACGTAACTGGGGATCTCACCGGGCTGTTCGCCGGACCGGATCACGTGTCTCCCGGGTCTGCGGTAGTGGTCCCAGTGACGTCCCACGTGGTAATCCGAATTGTTGACGGTCTGGTGCAACGGGATCTGGACGGTGGGTTCATCCACCTGGTACCTTGATCTTGGCCTTCAGCGGCCCTCCTTGCTCGGGAGCGAGAGGCGGACCTTCGGGTCCGCCTTTCTTTATTCCCGGCAACGGTGTACTTTCGCAAACGAGCGCTCGACACTCTCCGTGACCACTCCGGTGAGGCCGGTACCTCCAAGGCCCCTGTTTCACTGTCCCTGGAGGTATGAATGACGCTCGAAGAGAAGATCGCAAGGATCTCTGAGCTGACGAACGGCGAACTGCACACCCTCGAAGAGGAATTGCTCGCTGAGTTCGACAAGGCTGACGAAGCCGATGACGACGCCGCACTGCTGGCGCTGTCCAAGCACCTGAAAGCTGCCCGCGCCGACGTCTCCCGCCGGATCGCTGAGACTCCCGTATCCGCTCCGGAAGCAAAATCGGACGTGGTGGAGAAGCCCGCAGCCGCCCCGGCTGCGGAAGAGAAGCCCGCCGTTGTGGAAGAGGTCGCCGTTGAGGCAGAAACTCCCGCAGAAGTTCCCGCACCGGCACCGGTCGTGGAAGCACCCGTCGAAGTACAGGAAGGAACCCCAGTGGCCGCTAGTGGAACTGTTGCCGTCCCCAGGGGCAACGCGCCGATCGTTGCATCGGCGGGGGAGGCAAAGGTCTTCGCTGGCGCTGACCTTTCCGGTATCAACGTCGGGCAGGAATTCGCTGATGCCCGCCAGTTCGCGGACGCGTTCGCTGGACGTCTGAAGGCACTTAACCGGGTCCACGGCGGAGATGGTGAGCAGGTACTGGTCGCCAGCATCAAGCTCTCCGATGCCCCGGAGGACCGCACCCTGGGTATGAACGACCCGTTCAAGAACATGGAGAAGATCGAAGAGGTCATCTCCCCGGAGTCCATCACTGCTTCCGGTGGCTGCTGCGCCCCGCTGGTCACTCGTTACGACCTGTTCGACTGCGGCGGCGTCACCGATCGCCCGGTCCGGGATTCCCTCCCATCGTTCCGCGCTGAGCGCGGCGGCATCCGGTTCTTCAAGGGTCCGGCGCTGGCGGATCTGCAGGGTGCACTCGGTTTCTGGACCTGTGCCGACGACGAAGCTGCGGACATCGATACGCCCAGCACCTGGAAGGTGTGCGCACGGATCAACTGCCCGCCGGAGGATACCGCCGAGTTGCAGGCGATCACCATGTGTCTGACCTTCGGGGTGCTGCAGTCCCGGATCTTCCCGGAAACCGTTGTGGCCAACAACAAGCTGGCGCTTGTTGCGCAGGCCCGGCTGGCGGACAGTGCGCTGCTCGCGCAGATCAAGGCCGATTCCAAGGCCATCACCGATGCGGGCAGCCCTCTTGGGGCTGTCCGGGATCTGTTGGACACCATCGGGCGGGCGGCGATCTACTTCCGCGACCGGTACCGGATCAAGGGTGTCCCGCTGCGGGCCATCATCCCGTCCTGGGTGGTTGAGCTGCTGCGCGGCGACATCGTCAAGGGCGAGTTCACCGGCGGCCAGACCCCGGCCAACTTCTTCGGGATCTCCGAGGATGAGGTCAAGTCGTTCTTCGCGCAGCGGAACATCAACGTCACCTGGGCACTGGACTCCAGCGCCCCGGTCACCCTGGGCGGCGGGTTCTTCACCGAAGCCACCACTGCGCTCCCAGCATGGCCCACCAGCGTGCAATGGGCACTGTTCCCCGAGGGAACGTGGCTGCACCTGGACGGTGGCAGCCTGGATCTGGGCATCGTTCGTGACTCCGGCCTGGTGCGGGTCAACGATTACATGCAGTTCTCCGAAACCTTCGAGTCCGTGGTCAACATCGGATGCGAGTCTCTGTGGATCACCTCCACGGTAGACGTCACCGGTAAGGCCCAGGGCCCGATCGCAGGCTGATCCCTTCTCTCACAACAACATTCAGAAGGGATAAGGACTCATGGCATACATTCAGGACAACGCAGCCAGTGTCCGGGGCCTCGCGCTCCGGGTCACCCGGCTGGGTGCGGACGGTGCTCCCGTCGTCGGCACGAGCTGCGATGTGTACCTCTCCGGAGGCTTCATCCAGTTCACCTTCACCCCGGCGTACTCCACCGGGGATGAGATCGAGATTAAGAACGCGGCCGGTGAGGTCTGCACGTACTTCAAGATGCCTGACACCTTGAAGAACGTGACCAGCTCCCTGGAGATCTGTGATCCTGACCCGATTCTCACGCAACTGCTGGTCGGCGGTGAGGTGCTGGAGGCGGAGTTCAACTCCAACCTGGCACCTGTCGGTGCGCAGAGTGGAGATCAGGTCGCGGCCGGTTATGCTGCCGAGCACATCGGTGTGGAGGCCAACCCCTACGGCGTCGCCGTTGAGGTTTGGGCTCAGGCGGTCGTCGGGGGCAAGGCTGCGAACGTCGCTCCGTACTGGCACTACGTGTTCCCGTACCAGAAGTACAGCCTCAACGGGGACAGGGTTCTGCAGAACGGTAACCTGGCAACGGTTTTCGCTGGGACGGGTGGCGGCAACGCTGCATTCGGGCGTGGTCCGAACCTTGATCTGGCGGATGTCTCCCCCGCACCTGCGGCTGGGGCATTCGACTGGGGCTTCCCGACCTACACCGAGCGTCCGTACCTCTATGCGCGGAGTATGTCGGCCCCGATCGGTCTGAAGGGCTGCTTCACCAACCTAGGTATCCCGGTCACCGCGATCACCGCTGGTGCTCCGGCCACCTACACCCCGGTGGACGCCACCCGCCCGGCCACGTTGGGTGCTCTGACGGATCTTGGAGCCCTTGGAAATACTACAGCATGGGCTACAGGGCAGTACGTGGTGCTGGCAGATGGTAGTGAGGCGTACTGGGATTCGAACAGCTGGGAGTTCGGTCGGAAGCCTGGGACGGTCATCGCAGCTACCAGCGCGACGGCTGGCGATCCTGGGCACTACCTGCCAGCAGGTGCTGCCAACCCGGCCAACTTGGCGGGTCTGTCCAGCGTTACGGCGGTCCCGACTACGGCCTGGACGACAGGTCAGTTCGTAAATTTGGCCGATGGGACCAAGGCCAACTGGACTGGCAGCGCGTGGGCGGCTGGAGAACACGCCTGACCAACACCTTGACCAACGCCCTTCCGGCTTCGCCGGGAGGGCGTTTGTCGTGAGAGGATCGATACATGCTTTGGTTGGACGCAAACAATCCTGCTGTCCGCTCTGCTGTCGTCTCGGGGGTGTATGGCAAAGAGCCTCATTCTCCACACGGATACCCAGTGATCGAAGAGATCGATCCGATCACCGAAGCCCTGCAGGTCGCAAGTGACATCCTGACGCCGCTCACCGCGTTCCGAATCCACCCCGCTGGGATCGCGGTGGAAGATTTTCAGGTGGCCCCCAGCGCGCACCGGCTCAGCCCGAACTACACCCCGATCCGGCGAGTCACGTCGATCGAGATGGTGCACCAGGACGCCCTGACTCCGGTCCTGGACAGTTGGTACCTGGCGAACAACAACATCCGGTTCGAAAATCGGTGTGGGATTGGTTTCCCCAGTGCCTGGTGGGGTAATACTTCAGTGCCCTTCACGGGATTGGCGGGCGACGCGGGTCCGCGCTCTGTGCGGATCCGCGTCACATACCAGTTCGGGTCCACCATCACAGCGTCCGCACGGCGGGCTGTCCTCTGGTTCGCCCACCAGCTTTGGCTGGAGAATAACGGCTGCCAGGACTGCGGGGAATGCCAGCTGCCGGAGCGCACCACATCTGTCCAGCGGGAGGGCATCTCGTACACGTTGCTTTCACCGCAGGACTACCTGCGGGAGGGAAAAACCGGTCTCCCTTCCGTAGACCTGTACTTGGCCTCGGTCAACCCACGCCGGGCGTCGAGGCCGAGTGCAGTTTTCACCCCCGACAGCCCCCCGCCGGAGAACGTATCCGTGCAGACAGTGCGCCCGGTCTGGGTGTCCGCGTGACAGAGATCCAGTACGTCCGGAAAGGCACCCCGGACTACACCATCTCCCAGTACACGCCCCGGAACGACGTCACCCTGTACGAGATGGCCGAGAACCTGCTCCAACGGACCGTACAGGCGTTTGCGGAGCGCGGGGTGTCTCTTCCCTCCCGGCAGATCGTTTACATCGCTCCGCTACCCGTGGACTGCGAACAGGTGGCCGTCCTGATCTCCGACTGGGTACCGGACCCGCCGCCGATCGGTCTGACGTCCTGCCAGGACTTCCGCTGGTGTGGAGTGTTCGACATCGTGGTGTCTCGCATTTCCCCGGCCATCCCCAAGGGGAACAAGGCCCCCACCGCCGAACAGATGTCAGCGTCCGCGAAGATCGCCGCAGATGACGCCGAATGCGTGCTCGCGGTGATCCGTGGCCTGTCTGAAATCGGGCCGCAGTTTTCCTTCAACGTCGGCGCGCCCCAGGGTGGGTTCCAGACCGTGGTCTGCAACGTGGAGATTCCTGCCGTGGGTGGGCTGGAGTAGTCGTGGCCAGGGTCACGGTGATCATCTACAAGCCGGTGCTGGATGAGTTCAGGGGCTGGACCGGACCCATCGGGCGAGCCACCATCAGGCTGGCACGCGAAATCCGAACCCAACAGATCGCCATCGTCGGGAAGAAGTCCGGGCGGTTGGCGCAGAGCATCACCGTTGGCGGGCGGAGTCGTTGGGCACGAGGAATCCAGATCGACGTCGGTGCCAATGCCGGAGTCGGTCGGGCTCGGACTGGCTACGCCGTCTGGAACGACCAGGGCACCCTGCCACACTCGATCTACCCCCGCCGAGCACCGCAACTGGTGTTCTATTGGGCCAAGGTCGGCAGAGTTGTGCACCTGAACTCTGTCCGGCACCCCGGCAACAAGGCTTACCATTGGGCCGAACGCGGTCTCCGCACGGCCATGAGGATATGGTCCAGCGGGCTGTAGAGCAGTACTACGAGATGAGATGGAGATCTGATGAGTAGCAAGACGTTCCGTGTCGCCACCCAGACGGAGAAGATCGAGTTCGATCTGTCCTGGACCACTCCCGCTGGCAAAGAGAAATCTCAGCACTTCCACTGCCGTCCTACCGTCCCGCTCCAGCTGATCCTGAATTTCGCTGACATGAGCGTGAAGGACGAAGACGATTCCGCCAGCGGCGTGGCCGCGATGAACATGGTCAAGCAGCTGTTCGAGACCGCGATCGTTCCGGAAGAGTTCCCCACCTTCCAGAAGCTGCTGGACGATCCCGACGTCGGCATCACCGTCGAGACGTACTCCGAGATCGCCGGGTGGTTGGCCAGTGAGTACACGGCCCGCCCTACTGGGCCCAACTCGGGAAGCTCGTCACCGGACGTATCTTCTGGGAACGCCTTGACGGATGGTGCCTCAGTCACGGAGTTGACCTACTTCAGACCGGAGCCAACCGGGGCTATTCACTGATCGAAGACTGGCTGGAATCCCAGATCGGGTTCAGCCAGGAAGAGCAGGACGCCCGGGAGAAGTTTCGCACAGGTCTGGTGCGGCTGGGTAAGCAGGTCACCGAGCACAAGGAGGGCAAGGGCCCCGATTACTCCATGATCCCTCCGCATCTGCTCGGGAGGCAGTAGTCACGAGAGGAGACTCCGTTGCTTCTCCTGCCAGCGACGAGTCCTCTCCCTACTGCATGTCCGACAGACGCGGGCTCCTGCCGTATTGATCGCGGTATTCTCCGGAGTGAACTCATGCCCAAACTTGCAGTGAGTTTTGGGCGGAGCTTTCGGAGCATCTTCAGGGTGGTTCTTTCTGTAGTGCCTACGATTTTTGATCCGGGCACATTCTTGACATCGCCATCCGGTGATTCCTTGAACGCCAAACTCCGCAAATGGGTGCCCCGCACGACAGTGCGTCAGCGACGCCAAGTAACGGCGTGTGTTTTCAGCAGGTGTTACTTGCTCCAAGTGATCCGGTCGAACACAGTCTGTGTATTTGCATCGGGGCCAGACATGATCAATTTGCATACCTGGAGCAATGAACCCTACCCAGAGTTCATAAGCATATCGGTGGGCAGGAACAGTAACTGGCTTACCTGCAACCTTGAACGTGAAGTCACCGTACCCACGACCTCGGTCATTGATCTTCCCTTGCCAACGCCAACATCCATGTTCGTCACTCTGGTCAACCTTCATGACGAAGCGGTCCGTGGTAGTCAATACGTGTCTAGTCACACGGTGATGATATCACCTTTTGAGAGGCGATAGGGTGGCTATCGTTGGAGAAGCACTCGTCAGAGTGCGCATAATCTCGGACCGGATGGGCGCGGAGATCCGGGACGCGGTCAAGAAGGGCCTGGCCGACGCAGATGGAGACATCGACGCCGCCGGTCAGGACACCGGCAAAAGGCTCAGCAACTCCGTCGCCAAGGGTGTACGGAACAACCGGGACACCCTGGCAAGGGAGATCGGCAAAGAGATCCAGCTGTCCGCACGGAGGTTCACCTCCGATTCGGACGGCGATATTATCGATGCCGGTGCCACACTCGGTCGCAGATACCTCTTCGGAGTCAGAGGTGTCGTTGCAGACCGTGCCGGGTGGAACCACATCGCAGCCCGGAGCCTGGCTAGCTTCCAGTCCGCGATGGACAGCAACGGCTTGGACCGGTCCGGCCGTGACATCGGTAACCGGTTCATGCAGGGCATTTCCAACGGAATCCGGGAGCAAGAGGGCAAACTCCGAACTGAAATCGACGGGTCCGTACGGCGGGCGATCACAGCGGGCGGGTCCAACTCCGTCATCGATCGGGTCGGCAGGGACACCGGGGACAGGTTCACCCGCGCGATCGGCTCCGGGATCGGCGGAGGTAGTGGAGAAGACTTCTTCCACAACGAATTCCGTCGTGTTTTCACGACGATCCCTGGGGATATCGACGGCACCGTTGGTGACCGGATCATGGACGATGTCACTGACGGTATGCGGCGGAGTGAGCCAAGGTCTCGTAACAACGTTCGGGATGTTTTCCGGAACTTCGGGCAGAAAATGTCGGATGAATTCGGGAAAAGATTCCAGAATTTAGGGTTCCACCGGTTTGGTAACGGGTGGGCGAATGATCTAAGAGGTGCATTCAATCAAACCCGGTCCAATGCACGGACTGCCGGGGAAGAGGCTGGCCGTGCTGCTGGAGATGGCATAGGCGACGGGGTCCGGAGTCGCCGGGGACGGCTGAATACTGATTTCACGAACATCGGCAAGGATCTCGGGAAGCACTTCAACCTGGGTATCGGTGCGGCCCGTATGGGTCCTGCCATCATCTCGATCCTAACAACCGCCGGGCCCAGCATCCTGGCCGGTGCTGGTGCCATCATCACTTCTCTCGCAGCTGAGATCGTCACCGCTATTGCTGCTATTGGACCGGGGATCATCGGTGGTCTTGCACTCGGTGGCGCGGCCATCGCCACCCTGGGGCTCAACCTGGGGCTGCTGAAGTTGGCGTTCTCCGGGACCAGTGCCCAAGCCAAGGCATTCAAAGCTGAGATGACGGACTTCAAGTCCAAGCTCACCGAAGCCTTTGCGCCCGGGGTACTCACCGGGTTCTCCGACATGATCAATACCCTGAGCAAGAACCTGCTCCCGGCGATCAACACCGAGCTGGCCGCTACCGGTGTGGCCATGGGCAACATCGCACGCCGTATCGGAGACACTGTCACCAGTAGTGACAACCTTGGCCGTATCCAGGGCATCCTGCGGACCAACACCACCTTCCTGGATAACTTCGGTCAAGGACTGAGTGGTCTCACCACCTCATTCTTGATCTTGTTCAACGCTGCCAAGCCCTTTGTGGATTTCCTGGGCGAATCGATCAAACGGTTCGGGGACTGGGCGTCCGCATCCCTCGCGGTCTCGGAGGCCAACGGCAACCTGTCCGCCTGGATGAACCGGATGCTCGCCAGCTTCCGGGACCTGATGGGGATCATCCGGAACTTCGGGGACGGGTTCGGCAACATCTTCAAGGCAGCTGCACCGGCCGGTAAAACGATGCTCGACAGCATCCGGGACATCGGGCAGCGGTTCTCAGACTGGACATCCAACAGCCCGGGTATGGACCGGATGACAGCGTTCTTCGTCAAGGCCCACACCTTGGCCAGCAAGGTTTGGGACGTCCTGGGAGCGATCTTCACCGCTGGGGGCAGAGCGTTCGAAGGGATGGACCTCGGCCCGATCCTGCACGTCCTGGATGTCCTGGAGACCAGGGTCGCACCGGCTATCGCACGGTTCTTCAACCAGATTCAGGCTGGGGCTTCTGACAACCTAGTCAGGGCGTTCGACAACATCGGCACCGCACTGACCAAGATCGCGGACAGCGGCAACTTCGAACGGGTTGCCAACCTGATGGGCACGATCATTGAGAAGATCACGGAGTTCGCTGCT